ACTCCTCAAGTCCTTGAAATTCTGCGATGTAGTAATCACAAGTCACCTCATAATATGCTGCTAGTGCCTCAATATCATCAGGATCAATAGCACATTTTTCAAATAGATCTAGTGTAGATTCGTGCATGTCGTCAAATAGATTTAGATTGAACATTATTAATATAACATATAAATTGGTAAGTTTCAGCTTTAGTGTGACACTAAATTAACTGGCATAGGATCACTTAAATTTTGCATTTACTCCCATTATCCTAGCATTTGGATGTTGAGCAAGAGCAACTTTCTTTGCTTCATCATAATTAGCAGCATAACATTCAACAGTAAATACTGTTCCTGCAACGTAACATTTAACTTCACATTTCATTGTTTTAACTCCTTACTATACTAATAGCAGCCTCACCTTTATTAAAAACAGTATCAACAACTGCCTCAACTTTGCGTGATGTTGTTATACCCACTCTATCATAAACTGGTACACAAATCAACCCATAAGTCTTGGCAGCGTTACCTTTTCTAATAACTCTACCGATTGTCTGACTAATTGTTATATAGTCCATTGATCTTAGGAAGATTGCTGTATCTAATCCTGATACATTGATACCCTCAGATAATATACTATGATGCAATACTACAAACTTCTTATCATCATCTGCACCCCATTCATTCAATGTATTAAAGAACTCTTCACGAGATACTTTCTTACCATCAATAACTGCACCAGTCTTTGATGTAATATACATCCATGAATATCCACGAGTTCTTAACTGTATGCAGAAGTCAGTTAGTGATGTTAAACTAACAATTTGTTTGGTAGATCTTGCACAGATAAGTACCTTATCCTTGCCACAATCATCAATGCTATCTATTACATTGTCACAATCTTTCTCGTGTCTAAATCTACTATCATCAGTCTCATCTATCTTCTTGATTGTTACTTTAGGTGGTAGAATAAACCCACCTTGTACTAACTGTGGTGCTGGTACATTGATCAATACTTTACCAAATATGTCCTCATCATTCATTCCTATTTTAAAAGGAGTCTTAGAATGTTTTGGAGTTGCAGTAAAGAAATAGCAGCGTTTTGCATAGATTGAGTAATACTCAACTGCTTCAATAAAGTTCTTTTGAACTGCATTATGAGCCTCGTCAAAGTATATCACATCAACATTAATATCTGACTCTACTAATCTATGAAGAGAATGATATGTTGTGAAGATAATCTTGTTACCTTTAACTTTATCCCACTCACTAATTACATCTGCTTTAGTTGTACTAAAATGATGAGTTTGACCACTATGTACATGTAATACATTGATAAATTGATACTTTTTCTGTATAATCTCCAGGAATTCTGATGATAATTGATCTGCTAATAATATACGAGGTGCAACTACAACGATAGTCTTATGACCACTACTAAGATATAATAAAGCATCATCAATCATGCACATGGTCTTACCACCACCAGTAGGTACAATGATCTGACCTTTATCATTACCCCACATTGCGTTGACTGTATCGTTCTGATGTGGTCGTAATGTGATCATAAAACCTTTTCTCATTACTTATAATATAACACATCCGTTAGTGGATTAGATATATCTTGTGCCACTTTCTTGGGTGTCATATCCAAGTCTTCCATTATTATTTGTTTAGGTAATAAGTTCCAACAATAGTAACTACTACTGAATGTAATCTTATCGTTATTTCTACCATCAGGACTGATAAACTTCATCCTCTTATCAAACATTAATAGCTGCAAATCCTTGTCCTTAAATATCTTTTTAGGAGCAGAATCATTCAACCAAGTGTTAGTCATAATGAGTGCAAATGGTTTATTAAATGTTAACGCACGTTCAAAGTATTTCCTCTTATTTGTAAATGGGGGATTGGAAATCATCACATCCCAATTATCAGGTTCATAGGTAAAAAAGTCCTGATTTGTATCAATATGTGAGTAAACTACCTCATTCTGTTGTGATATTTGTTTAACAAATTCGCTCTCTTGTTTATCAAATGGACACCATACGATTGCATCCTTTGGAATATACTTAAGGATTGGTTTTACAGCATAATCTGGAGTATAACATTCATCATTATTCCCCTTACTATACATTAACTGTTTACTATCTAAATTATTCATCAATGTGTAATTACCTCATAAGGGATATTCATCTTTTTCAATAAATTAGTAGAAATACTACCACCAATACGAGGATCATCATCTTTCACATTATACCATGATTTTTCCCATTTTGTCCAAATTAATGTCCACACATCACTATTTTTAATTTTAAGAGTTTTTACCAATTCACCATTCTCATAATCAGTCATAGTCCAATAATGATACTTATCTCTCATAATCTTTTTCTTACAATGTTCTTCCTGTTCTTTTAAAGTAGGTTTTCTACTTGTTCCATTATAACTAAAACTATGAGATTTCTCTTTATTTTTCTTATTTAATCCTTTATACTCTGTTCCTTTTAATTCAATAGTATCATTAGGATCATTAGGATTAACTGCATCAGAACCACCACCAACAGGTAATAGTACATAACCCAAATTAATTGCAACAATAAACTCAAATGCTCTATTATAATTGAAAGGATTACCCAAGTTTCTTAATTTAAACCAAGATAATACTTCCAATAATATTTTAACCATATCATCGTGACTAGCACCTTTAATATAATTAAGTACATCACTTAATTTAACAGTTGTGTTACCGTCAGTCATAATAAAAAATTCAATAATTGTATTATAACATAAAAAAAGACCCCGAAGGGTCTTTAGTGTGCAGCTTTCAGAACTGTCCTAGTTAAATGCTTTATTGTAAGAATCTTTGACATAAGTAACAGATTTACCAACAAATGGTTTAGTAAATTCATAACCTTTTATCAAATCATTCCAGAGTTCTTTGGTTTCATACTGATGTATTTGCCAACGAACTTTAACATCATCCCTGTAATCTTCCCATTTTAGGTTAGGTTGAGCAGGGCGAACTTGGACAGACTCTTTTACTACTGGTTGTGATACTTCAGGAGTATCTGATACTTTAACCTCTCTAACTTCTGCCACAATTGGTTTAGCAACTGTCTTATTTAGAGGAGTTGTTGTTGTTTTGCGGGTGCGTCTTTTACGAGGAGTTGTTGTTTTCTTCGCTATAGATGCAGTTGGCATAGGTAACAATTAGTAAGTGAATAGTGGTAGTTTCCTATCGCCCCTAACCCTGAAACTACCAAAGGGGATTAGAGCAGTTGAGACTTGCCTCAACATTTATATAATAGCATAAAAAAACCCCCTGTGTAGGGGGCTTGTGGCAGTTTGTTGACTGGTTTAGACTGTTACTGGTTCTTCTATGGAGTTTTCAATTTCAGAGAAATCATACTCAACTGGTTTTGTCGATTTAGTTACATCAACACCAACTTGTGTCTTAAATCCATCAGGAAGATCAATATATTCATCAAGATTTAAACCTTGACCTCCATCTTCAACACATACTATATCTCCTTTATTATATTTTACATCCATGTCCTTATCACCACCTTGATATACATCAGCACCTTGAGATACAAGGTATCTGTTATACATTCTACCTAAATGATAAGCAACACTAGGATATACTAATCCACTTGCTCTAGGTGTACAATAATAATTTGGTTTTGCTTCACCCTCATAGGTATTATAACCCCATTCTAATGCTTTAACCATAATATCATTATCAAATCCGAATTCACCATTATAAGTTTCATCTAATTGAAGAAGTTTACAGTAACCTAGTATCAAATACATTGAATATGTTTTTACTTCTGATACAGGCCACTTAACTTTTTTAAGTGATTTAACAACTTCTGGAAGATGCCTACCACGACCAAGACCTCTACCTTGATATTCAGAACGGAATAATGCAATTCCTGTCATCGTAATTGGATTTCCCTCATCAAGTTCTGGTAATTTATCAGTTGCAATTCTGATGTTTGCAGCGATTAATGCTGAGAAACATTGACAAGCATCTTTGTTATCTGCTCTTACTTCTGCAACAAACTTTTCTTCTGGAGATAAGTCTTTTGCTGAATCATTTTTAATTTTAAAGTAAACATTTGCAACCATCTCAGGTCTTATGGACTTGGGTGCATTTTTCTTGATTATAATACAATTATGGAATTGATTCTCTGCCACTTGACCACCTTTACTTGCCGAGATAAATCCAACTCCTCTATGACGAGCATCCCAATTTGCAATTATAAGTGTTCTCAAATCTATTAAAAGATCACCAATAGTAGCAAGAACTGGATCAAATCCTACAACTTCACTACCAGTATCACCTGAAAATAGTTTCTCAAAATGTTTTGGATAAAAGTCTCTATTATATAATTTGTCTATAACAGATCCTTCTGGATTCTTCAATACCAGTCCATGAATAAAATTTCTTGATTCATATAATGGAATTAACCAATAACCATCTCTCTCTAATTTCTCAACAATATTATCAAATATACCTTCACGTATCCAATCGATAACATTATATACTTTATCGACCTGTTCTCCGTAAATTCTTACCCCTGCAGGGATTTTGTTCTTATACTTATCTGATAATTTTTTCCAATCATCTTGGATAGGATAGAACTTTGAGTTCTTTGTGCTGTATTTTGTCATTTTAATTCGTTTGGCGAATTTATAATAACCACGAAAGGTGTGGTTATTTGTTTATAATGTATATTATATAGTAGGTTTGTGGATTTGTCAACCCTCACTAAGGAGTGTAGTCATAACCATACTTTTGAAGATATTCTTCAAATAATTCATCAGGAACCCTACCTTCCCAATAATCTCGTTCAGTATAGGACGAATCTTCTGATTTGTCAATAGTACCTAATTCCATTTCTTTCATTCCTTAGTTCTACTTCAATACCATTTATAATTCTATCAAATGACTCTGACATCTTACGATATCCTGTACCAACATACATTTGTCCCACGAATACTGATACTGTAGCAGCACCCCAGAAGATATAATACCATCTAGATTTTACTTGATGTCTTTGTTTTTTAGTTGTCATTAATTTAATCCCACCTAGTGGCCACTAATTCAATGGATAGATCATCCATTTCCCATTCATCCTCTACTTGAAATCCTTTTTCTTTTAAGGACGAATGAATTATCATTCTAGCATACTGTTGAGTAACTTTATCAACAAATCTTTCAATGGAAACATTCTTATCCCATGTTTGTTTATCAGCAATTAACTCATAGTTTCCTGTACTTTCATTCAACTTGAAACCAATATCAACTCCAATAGCAACATCAACTTCCTTAGTAGGATGATCTTCTGCATGATCTGGATTAGTAATAACCAATTCTACTACTTTCATTCCAGCAAAAGGAACATTAGGTGTTTCACCAAGAAGATTAAGTGCCTCAATTAACTGAGGTTTCTCTTTAATTTTAGTCTTAATCGTGCTGAAGTGTGACATCTTCTGTGTTAGATACGGTTTGCTTTAAATAATACTCTGGTTTGTGTTCTACTCTTTCAACAACTCCAAGTCTGTCTTCAAGTTCTTTAGTTAGAGTAACACAAGTTTGCCCAGTAGCACCAATAACTTCTTCAGTTACAGTACCATCTTGTCTAATAGTAAATTTGATAGATTGTTTTTCCATATTTAAGAGGAATGAGCGTGAGTGTCTATGTCGCTATATTCAATATTATCTATCCATTATAAAACCCCTGACAGAATATGTCAAGGGTTGTTTAATATTTACTTTAATTTGACCTATTTAAGGTGGATGTGAATGAATTAGCATGTGATTAGAATAGTTAACTACAATTGAAATTGAAACTAGACTAAAACCTCCTTACATATACGTTTGCAAATGTGTTGATCGTCTTCACAGTCGATTAAGCACTCGTAGTACTCGTTGATTGAATCATTATCGGAAGTAAAATCTTCTCCTGCTAATTGATTATAAGGTATTAAATTGTGCATTAATCTTCTCCATAAACAGCAATTGAACCATAATATACCTCATGACAAAGAGGTTTAATGCATCTTGCCTCCTCGTGTGTACCTTTCGGTGACTGATATTATTTATAGCACGAATATGCTGATTTGGCAATATTCTTTTACAAAAATTTATGCCTACTCAACTCTTGAATTGCTGCTGGTAAAACTGCGTACTCTACTCTTTGTATTGCTTTAGTCAATGATTCTACAGTATCACTTGGTAGTATTGGAACCTCACCTTGAAGTATTATCTCTCCACCATCCAGTTCCTCATTAACATAATGAACAGTGCATCCAGTTACTTCTTCACCAGCCTCAATTGCTCTTTCAACTACATTCAATCCCTTATACTTTGGTAGTAATGAAGGATGTACATTAATGATAGGACAAGGAAACTCTGATGGTTTCTTCAATACTCTCATGTATCCTGCAAGAACTATAAGATCAACTCTCCATGCCTCGAAGAGTTTTATCATTTGATCTTCTTCTTTATGACTAACATAACAATGAGGGATACCATACTTTGCTGCCCTCTTAACTGCACCACATTTCTTCTTGTTGTGTATCATTAACACAACTTCATGTTCCTTACAAATGGGATTTGTAATTATATTCTCGAAGTTGGTTCCGTTAC